ATGAATGCTGAAATCATCAAAACAGAAACAGGCACATTTGCATTGTTTATTAACGGTGAACTACACCGAGAATACAAACGCAAATTCTCAGCGCAATCACGTCTGAACGTGTTACGTGAACGCGAACTTGCAGCAGCAGCGGAGGCAGGGGCAGCGACACATGCCAACGCTGATGCTGCAAGTTCACCCCCCACTAGTAACACGGGGGGACTAAATTCAGCAGAGTCTTGTGTTGGTTCGGGTGTGGTCTCTGTCGTTAGCAGCAAGGCAATTAGTGAAGTCAAACCCCAATACTTGATGATTGACGGCAAACTTAAAGAAATCCCCTTGCGTTGTGGCGTAGGTACTGCTGCGCATATTGATACATTGACCATCACCATGCGACAAGATGTATTCGTAGAGCCTAACCTCCCGATTGACGACCTACACCCCGAGAATATAGCCCAACTGGCACAGAGGATCTCAAGCACATTACACACCATTTTTGGGTTTGGGATCAGCGAACAGAAAAATGGCATTAACGGTTACAAGTACTCGTTTCGTATGAGTGCAGCTAATGCCAATTATGGCGTTGTTGCCTTTGGTGGTGCGAATCAGAAAGACAGTGTCATGATTTATTTGTTTGGCGAGGGATTGACAGCAGCCAAGAGCGGTTGGGAAACCGCATTCTACAACTGGCTACAAGTTTTTGCGCCCTTTGCGACCATCACACGAGTTGACCTGGCGCATGATTTTCTTAACGGTGAATTTACGCCCGAGATGGCTAAACAATCGTGGATTGAGGGCGGATTTACACAACGTCATACCCGACCACGAGCACGTGAACATGGCTATGACTGGCTAGACGAGCGGCATCCTCAAGAGCTGCCTGAAAATGACGGTACTCAAGCCAATTCAATCTTGCCCAATCGTTCGGGTAAAACATTTTATGTGGGAACGCCGCAAAGCAGCCGAATGGTACGCGTTTATGAGAAGGGCTGTGAGTTGGGGGATAAGAGCAGCAATTGGACACGTTTTGAATTGCAGCTGCGAAATCGTGATTATGTGATTCCACATGAAGTATTGATTAAACCAGGTGAATTTTTAACTGGTGCGTATCCTGTGTGCAATGAGCTGTTTTTGAAATTTGATCAGAACATAAGCAAGGCAGAACGTGTACAGAAAATAGAAATGATTACGTTGGAGCACGTTTTACGTTATGCCAGTCAAGCGGCGAGCCCATGCATCAATATGCTAGAACAATTGGGTTTTGATGATACCGAGATTAAGACTTTGCTTAAAGGGGGCAAGTTTAAGCTACCCAAACGATTAGGCGCAGAGAAATTTGATTGTCGTGAAGCAGAAGAGATTTATGTTCACGAACGGATGAAGTTCATTGCGAACCAACATAATATAGTGGTTAAGCAATACATGGATCAGTTGCGTGAGAATGAAGAGCAAGAAAAACGTGATACTTATTTTGAAAAGATGTATGGCAGTGCGCAAAAGATGCTGCTGCGCAAACGTATTTTTGCGAATCAATATGACTATTTTTAACCATGAAATGATAAGGAAACATCATGAAAGCACTGTTGCGTAAAGTGAAGTGGAATAAGGGCGAGACAGAGAACGGTACAAAATATGACTACACGAGAATTTATATTGAGGTGCCGATTTATGACAAGCAAGAGCGGGAATTTGGTGTGGATGTGTTGGAGCTGGAATTTGGTGATGAGTCCGAGCACAGCAAACTGGCGCATTTACGGGGCAAATTACCTTGCCAGGTAGAGGTTGACTTTATGCCGGTCAAAAAAGGCAATGCAAACATTAATGTTGTAACGCGTTTTGAGGTTGTGGGGCAGTTACAGGACAAGAAGGCATAGGAGAGCACACGCATCATTGAGGAGGGCTATCAATGGATTATGAAGAGCTTAAAGAGCGGTTAAATGGAGGAACATGGTTTAAGGCTATGTTGAACATTTAGATGCGGGCGGCTTTTTAGACGACATGTATGAAGAGGTTGGTGGTATTGATCGTGAAGATGACCCCGATCGCATTGATGAGGACGAAGAGGATAACTATGACGATATTCCTTTTTGATTACCGTTTAGATGTGGCGGTATAACTGAACAACACACATCTTTTTTTAACTATTTGATGAATGATAGGAGTTCGTTATGAACATTCAAAACATTAAGAAAGTGGCTTTCAATCGTTATACTGCGGCATTAGCTGGATTGACCGTATCATCAATGGCGATGGCAGCAGATGATCCTGCAACAATAGCGGCGGCTAAAATTGGTGAGTTACAAACAGGCGTCAGTACGGTTGGTGCAGCCATTTTAGGGGTTACTCTGGTTATAGTTGGCTACAAAATTATTAGTCGCATGACAAATCGCGGTTAATCACAAAGGGGCTACTTAGAGAACGGTAAACTAAGTAGCCCTTGCCACAAGGAATAAAAAATGGGCTACAGGATTGGCTGGCAATGTTTCAATACTTATGAGGCGGCGACAGATTACCAGATGTCGCAAGTGATCCCGAGCATTAGCGCAGATGGCAAATTACTACACCCAGTTAAAAATGGCAGCAAATGGCTGTATCAGGGGCAGGAAGTGAAGCCGAGCTTTGGTAGCTGCGATATTGAGCAGGAAGTTCAACAGGGTATACAGCTGGGGGGTATGTTAGTTGTGCTAATGTGCATTGCTTTTTTCTTTAAACGATTGATTAAATTCATACATGAGATGTTTAACATACCGGCTGGAACGACTGAAACATGAGCATCTATACATTACTGGGATTTTTAGCGGTGTTGCTGCCATTTTGGATATTGTTTAAATAACAAAGCAGCCTGAACGGCTGCTTGGGGCAATTAATCGTGATTGACTACTTTCAAATTGTCATACTGGATAAATAGCAACTTAACGGCATTAACTAGGGCAGGATCGAACAGATGGGGATTATCCAAGATGGGTTGAAGCTGCTGTTTGTGCGCCATAACCGCAAGATAAACAGGTTTGTCTACTTGCATTTGCTCAACTAAATAATCCATATCTGTTGAACAACTTACAAATGCTAAATGTTCTCTGAAATTAGTTGCCCATGTGAAGTATTCAGGAATATAAGCAAAAAAATCATTACTATTTGAATTCATAAATTATGCCAATACGAAAAATGTTATCAAAATTGTTTATATTATTCCTGCTGATTATTTGTACTTCGCAGGTTTTTGCCGATGTAGCACCGCCACCTACAGTACCACCTACTTCGCCAATTGTCCAGCTTTCGCATGAGATACCTGTTGAATATAATTTACGGACTAGATTTGATTTTAAAAAAACTGCTGATGGTTATACTGCTACTTTCCCAAAACCTAAACTAAAACAATTCAACCAAACCAGCACAGCAGGAAACACAGCGACAGCGACCAAGACCAACCCTGTTCGTCTGACAGATGACTACGGCAACACCGCAACAGGCAAAATCCAGACGGAAACCAAAATACCCAAGAGCAATATAAACAGGGCAGTTAATGCCTATGTGGCAGCAAATGTTGCGGGTAGTGTTGTGAATAGTTCTCATGCAGAGCAAGCCGTTAAGGAAATGGCAGCAGGGAACTATGATGTTGCCGCTCTTCAGGCAGCTGCTGCTTTGGATTTTACAGGACTGGGTGACGGGTTTAACAAGCTAAAGGAAGCATGGCAAAAAGCCCAAGAAGAAAAAGCAGAAGCTGTAGCCGAACGGGTAGAGAAAGATAAACAAGAAGCACAAAAGGCCTATGACCCGAAGATTAAACAAATTATGGTTATTTTTACTAATGAATTTGGTCAAGGAACGAATTATATACAGGGTGTTTCAAAGATATGGAAGGTTGTTGCTCCCGCTCCAAATTTTGGTTATGCAAATTATGGCGGTTACATAAGATATTGGCGGGTTAATGAAGATGGCAGTCAAGGTGCAGAATTTTTTAGAATATCTACTGAAGAGATTGATGGTAAAAGGTACATTAAAAATGAAATTTTTGCCAATGACCCAAAGTTTTATCAACCCAAATTACCAACTGCTGAAGAGATTATGTTGAACCAAACAGATTTGCAAAATACAACCAATATGTATTTGGAGCGATTATTGAAAGAGCAACAAGAAAATAACGAGGAGTTGAGAAACCTAACCAACGCGCTTTGGGCAAATGGCGGTTTAAATCCAGGTAACACACAAACACAAGTAGTAGGCGGTGATGGAGCCAATACATTCACAACAACACCCTATACACCAATTGGTAGTGATGTGGCACAACAAACGCAATTTATTATACACAACAACGGCAATGTAACGACCAATATTGTGAAACGTCCTGATTTGGCAGCCAATACCAGCCAAGCCCCAACACGGCAACAAGTGGGGCAGGATATCGCAAGCAGCCGCCCCCAAACGCAAGCACCCAAAGAAAGCGCAAGCGCATCAGCTCCTGATATGTGCGCGATGAACCCGAACAGTTTGATGTGTGCACAGGTGGGTAATGTAGATTATGAAGATTTATCGCTGCCTGAAAAGAAAATCGAACTCAAATTCGAACCAAGCGATATATTCAATAGTGATGGCACGTGTCCAGCCCCAAAAGTATTTAATGTGATGAATAAACAATTTAGCATAAGTTATGAGCCGATTTGTGATTTTGCACGAGGCGCCCGACCAATGGTTATCTTGTTGGGGATGGTGATATCAATGGGTATGGCATATGCGGCGGTTAAGGAGATTTGAGAATGAAAGGCGTCAGTATGGGAACGATGTTAACCAGTGTGTTAATGTCATTTACAGGCAAGCTCATTGCGGCTTTGGGAGTAGGCTTTGTTTCGTACACGGGCATTGACTACTTACAGAGCAAATTCGCTGCATGGATACTACAGCAGTTGGGGAACTTCCCAGCCGATGCCTTACAGATATTTTACATTGGCGGTGGTGGAGTCTTTTTGAACTGGATATTTGGCGCAATCGCATTCATAGCGAGTATTAAAGCAACATCACATTTGACTGCAACGATGAAAAAAACATAAGGATGGGCTGATGCTTTATTTGATTACCGGCAAACCAGGTAGTGGTAAAACATTGCATATGATTAGCATGTTGATGCATAAAAAGGATTTGCAGGGTAGACCGCTTTACATTGATGGGATACCTGATGTAGACCCGGTCAAAATTCCCTACGAAATGCTGCCTGAAAATTGCACGGGGGAGAACTGGCAAGAATGGTTGCCAACCAATGCCATTTTAGTGGTGGATGAATGCCAGCGTTACTGGCGGACACGCCCCAATGGCTCAAAAGTACCGGAAGCAGTTCAGGCGTTGGAGACACACCGGCATCGTGGGGTAGATTTATTTTTTATCACACAACACCCGCGCTTAATTGACGTGAACATTAGAAGCTTTGTAGAAAACCACAAGCATTTTGACAAGACTCAATTAGGGACGCGCAGAATGTGGGAGTGGCAACGTTGTGGCAATCCAGACAGTGCAGCGGATTTAGAACAAGCCATGGTTAAGTCGTACAAACTGGATAAAACGGCATTCTCTGCATACAAATCGGCGGAGATTCATACCAAAATCAAGGTCAATCGCAGTAAATGGGTGTGGCTGTTTCCATTGTTATTGATAAGTACAATTGCGATGACCTATTATTCTTATACATACAATAAAAAGATTTTGAACGAAAAACCAACCGCATTAAACCAAACAAATGATATTCAGGCAGCTCGTTCAACGGCAGCGTCTGAACCTACACAACAAGGGCAGTATTCACCCAATCAAACTCAGCCAACAGATAAAGACGGTGTTGATGTAAAAGTCTTAAAGGCATCGGATTTCATACCGAGCCTTGAGGGCAAACCTTGGACGGTTCCCGTTTATGCGCCGTACAACACGAATATCCAGACGATGCCCTATCCTGTTGCTTGTGTGAAAAATGGCAATAGATGTACTTGTTATACAGACCAAGCAACACCTATACGCGGTATGGACAAAGGCTTGTGTCTTGACTTTGTTGAAAATGGCATATACAACCCTTACTACAACAGCAGTGTTGCACAAGCTAATGCAACGCCAACCAAACAAACAAACTCATTACCATGAGTAACAGTCAAAACCACATGAAACAGTCATACGCTGCTTTGCCGATAAAAATCAGGCATGAAAAAAGATTTGTTCGTGTGGTTTTATTTTTATCTTGAAATATAACAGTATCTTAGGCTACGAGCCTTTATTCATAAGGATTATTATGATGATTTCACAACGCGATTTCAATGTGCTGGGATTGGATATTGCTAAAGATAAAATTGATTGTGCACTGCTGCATCAAGAACGCTACCAATATATCACCATTTCTAATAATGTAGCAGGATTTGCTGAGCTGCTGGATTGGTTGCAATGTCGAGGGATTGACTTATCTCACTTGCATGTTTGTTGTGAAGTAACGAATGTCTATTATTTGGCAGTGGTAGAATATTTTTATGAGCGGCAGATTAAAGTGAGCGTGATTAATCCTAGTGTGATTAAACATTATGCGCAGATGAGACAAAGACGAGTTAAGACGGATAAGCAAGACGCCAAATTGATTGCGGATTATTGTGCATCTGAACAACCGCTTTTTTGGCAGCCTGAAAACGAGGACAAAGCGTATTTAATGCATTTGATACGCAGAGCCGACCAACTGACCGAAATGCTGACAATGGAAAGAAACCGTCTATATGTAGCAGACGAACGGTTAAAACATTTGTTGGATTCAATCATTGCGACATTGCAAGAACAGTTAGACTTTTGCAGAGCTGAAATTCAACGCGTCATTGATAGCCATCAAGACATGCAACGTAAACAGCAAATCATAAGTAGTATTGTTGGGGTGGGTAAGACGACATCACAAATATTGTTAGCGGTGCTATTGGACATAGATAAATTCCCTAGTGCCCGACATTTGATTAGCTGGTTGGGTTTGTCGCCTGTTGTGCGGCAATCGGGCAAGTTTAGTGGTGTAGCGAGGTTATCTAAGATGGGTGATAAGATGATACGCAAAGCGTTGTATTTGCCAGCGAAGGCAGCATGTACGAGAAGTAAATTATGGCGTTCATGGTTTGACGAGCAGATAAAAACCAAACCAGCAAAAAAAGTTTATGTGCAGATGATGGTTAAAATCGTGAAGTATGCTTATTATTGCGTGAAAAACGATCAATTATTTAACCCGGACTTACACAGATTTGAACCGCAGGCAGCATCACATTAGAGCTGCTTAAACTGTCATTATTCAGAATGAATGATGGCAGTTTAAGTAGCCATGGGGGTGTGGGGTGCTCCTCACAAACCGAATAATTAATGTAATTTCGCTTGACACGAATTACAGTATCTTTTTTAATCCATTTTGTCATTTATATTTGACAAAATGATTTTTATCACTCTAAAATATCATTTATACATGACAAATATCAATATTTATGAATGCAAACC